GATAAGTTAGAATTACTTGTATAAGGTGCTGAAACTACTATTTTATTCCCATCTTCTGAAACTAATAGCTGTTCACCAAATCTAGAATTTGTTGATATTACACTAGGTACAGTAAGTGTTTGTATATAAGTATCTTTGTTGAAAATATATACTGCCCCGGTATCTTGATTTTTTCCAGGTGCCGCTATAGCAACAACTGAACCAGATCTATTTCCAGAGATGCTATAACCCCACTGATCTCCAGTAGAAAGAGCTACAGGAGGTAATAATTCTAAATCATAGGTTGAAGTTGTTATTGTTACTTGATCAGATTCAGCATTTAAAGAATAAGCATATACATTACCTGTCCCAGTACTAACCGAACTAGGTGCACCAACTATCAATAGTTTAGTTGAGGTATCAGACTGAACATAAACGCTAGCTCCAAATCTCTGATAATTAGAAGGAGTAGGGCTCAATAATATAAATTCTGTTTTTTCTTTAAAAAGTAATGGGTTTATACTACTAATCTTTAATACACCCTCTTCATTTAAAACAGATGCTGTTTCAGTACCAGTAGAATATCGCACACCCCCGATTGATCCGGCATTTTTCATTCTGCTAGCATAAGGGGCTCCAACAAAGAGTAAACCATAATCAGTATTATTAAAGTTCAAATCATCATAATATAATGTATCACCGAAGTAATTTACACTATTATCATTATAGCTTATACTTTCGTTTAAAGTATATTTTAATTTTAATACAATATTATCATTTATGACTTCATAAAAATAAACGCTTCCGTATTTTGAATTTCTTATTTCTTGTGGAGCGCTAACTAATAATACATTTGAATTTTTCTGTTTGAATATTTTTTTACCAAACTGATCTGTATTAGCGCCAACCTTTACTTTATTAAATGAAGGATTATAATTTTTAGTTTTTTTGTAAACTTCCCATTTACCATTTATATTCTTATCAATCCAATAGTTAGTTCCATATGGAGAACTTAAAAGTTTATAATCTGGTATTATATTATTATAATTATCAAATCTTAAAGAAGCAAATTTAAACAATAATCCAGGAGAATCTAAACTTGATTCTAAAATTTCATAATCATTAATAGTTTTTGTTATAACAAAATCAGAAAGAGATGCAATTCTTGCTACCTTATAAACACCATTTGATGCTGAGTCAAATTGAACTATAGATATTATATCACCAGATTTTAAATTGTGAAATTTATCTGTTTTAAAAGTTATTTCAGTATTATCAAAATTGGAGTTAGCTGAAACAATGCGCACTCCAGTGTTTTCATATCTTAAAACATCCCATTCTCTAAAGTTTTTATAACCAATCCATATTACAGTATTTTCTTGAATTAAAGAATTATTTGCTATATCTATTAAACTATCTTCATTTAATGCAGTAGCATCTATATCATCCAATCTGACATATCCAGCCGATTTTAATTTAAAGTTATTATCATCAAATGTAGAATTCAATGTTATAAAAGTGGTTGAACTTACATAATCATCAGGTTTCAACACTATCTGTGATGGTGTTTGATATGATATCAAATCGTTCGGAACACTAACAAATTGATCAACAAATTTTATTATTTGTGGATTTTCATAAAAAGTACCTTCTACTAATGGGAATTCTATTTCTTTGAATGTTTCATATGACCCAAAACTTCCTACCCTAAAAGCCCACTCTTCTTTGAAATCAATTTCACCTTGTAAATTTTTTAAAGTTGCTTTAGCTAACTTTGTTAAAGAATTTTTTGTTCCTTTTTCCTTAATAAAACCTTGGTAAAATTTATACTGTGCAATTTTATCAGAGAAAATATTGTTCAAGAATACTCTAGGAGTATATCCAGTTAAGTGCTGGGCCATATCATTTTGTGCTTGATCAAAATTATCAATATCAAGACTATAAAAATCTTCAATTTGATTTATTTTATAATCAAAGTTTGGCAATAAATCATCATCTGGCTTACTAGATAACAATACCCAATCATTAAAATCAAACGTATTAGTTCCTGCTATATTTCTTTTTGCTGAATAGAATTTGTTAGCATATGAAACAGTATCAGCATACTTATAATCTCTATATTCTGTCCATTCTAAAATTTTAGCAGAATCATACACGAAACCAGGGCTATTAAAATCTCCATTCCAATTACTTGTTTTAAAGCCAGTTACTTTAACTCGTTGTTGTCTATATCCAGTTTCTAAATCAAGTATAGTATCATTAAATATTGTTTTATTATTAAACACGATTGCATGTTCTTTTTGAACTGCATTTAATCTAGCAAAATAAATTCCACTTAAATCATTTGTAGTTTTTATTACACAATATTCATCATCTCGATTTACAGTTATAAAATTTTTAGGATATGGTAGACCATTTACTTGTAATAAACCATAATCATAAAACTTATTAAAGATATCATCTATAACACTGTCAGTAATCTTAAATTTTACTTGATTAGAAAATGGGCTAATACTTATTAAACTGTTATCCGCCCAATTTTGTGTTGTCCAATATAAAAACTCCTTTGCAGAAAAATTCCAATCTAAAATTTCATTTATATTTTTATTATAATCATCAAATACAAAACCATTATGCTCTAACCAAGCACCATATCCAACTATTAAATCATAAACTTCTTGTATTGTTTGAAGCTCTGTTCCATATTGAATTATGGTTTCTTTATTATCAAAATTTTTCGCTAATTGAACTGTTGCACCACCAATTATCGGTAAACTTGGTAATACTTGAAAATATGATGTATTAAATTGACCATCAGATCTATGATTTACTCTAACTCTATAAAAATTATTTTTGTAAAATACTATTTGACCCTGTTGATAAAATTTACCATATGTCGCAGTGGCGGCTGTTGTGGTCTCTGCATTTGATAAATTTATTGATGCGGAAGAATTGTCATCACTCCAATTTATATAAGACTCAGATATTCCACCAACAGTTATAGATTGAGTCGTTACATTTCGTTGAGGGGCAAAAATAGTGAAATATGGAGATGTTTGATCATACCCTTTTACAATAAATTTACCATTTAGCTTTTGTATTATAATTCCAGAAATTCTAAATGACTTAGTTGGATTACTTTCATTTAAAACAATTCTATAGTCTTCATTCGGTAGTATAGATCCTGGATTATTTGATACTGGATCATACGCATCCATTAAAATCTGTATTTTATTTTTACTAGTAAAACCGCCAATTTTATAATAGAGATTTATATCATAATTATTTAAATTTGAAATAATTTCACTAATGTAGTTAACATTTAAATATTTCCCATACTCAGCAATATAAACACTAAATCCACTAGTCAATACGGAAGTGTTATTGGGCACTTCTACATTTTTTAAACTTAAAAATTTATTTAAATCTCCATATGTAACCTGATTGGCAATATTCTTACTCAATCTAGATACATCATACATTAAACTACAATAAGTGGCTGGTTTAGTTAAAGCTAATAATTTTTGAACCGCAAAAGGCCAACTAGAGCTTTTTCTCCAAACATTTTCTGGTGGAGCAAAATCACCAAAAACCCAATTTAATTTTTGTTTGGATGGGTTTACATTAATTATACCAATTTCAACTGGAGTTTTTAAATTTCCACCTTCATCAACTGGTAACACTAAACTTAAATTTTTTCTTATATATAGTTTATCAATTCCTTGTCTATCACCCTGTTTTATGATACCATTTTCTATATCATTCCATAAAATTTCATTGTTTGATGTATATGGAGCTGGACCATATTCTTCATCCCACCAAGAAGGTTTTATAGAAAATCCTAACATTTCCCACGGATGTGTATGTGGTCTATCGGTATCATATAGGAATTTATATATATTTCTCCAATATCCTGAAGTTGGAATTTGTATACTTTGTATATATGCGTCTTTATAATTCCACGTAAATGAATTTGTTATATCAAATATTGAATTTTTTGTGTGGTCAACACCATATAAACCAACCCATTTAAAGAAATTTTTCTGCAATACTTGATTAATTTCTAAAGTATTATAATCAGTTTTTCTAAAAGCTGAAGGTATAATTGAATTATAGTCTAAAAATTCATTTTTATATGTAGATTTTATATTATTAAATACACGTCTTTCATATTCAATTAATACATCATCTCTATAGTCATTAAACGCTATTGTTATACTACCATCATGACCTTGAATTACCTTTGTTTCCCCATCAATATATGTACTATCATATAAAAATTTTGGTTCAAAATTAGGATATAATCCTAATTTTGTTGGGGTTGGTGGTATATAACACCCTTCAGTATTACTGTAAAATACTATTTCTATTTCGTCACCAGATACTAAATCTACTAGCACTTCTATAGATTCATCATTAATAAATTTGTACTCTGTTTCATTGATTAATTGAGTTCCATTTTTATATATTAAAATACTTTGTAAACTCAGATTATCTAAATTAAAATTTATAGGTATCGGAAATACATTATTAATTGTATCCACAACTCTATATTTTTTTGAAACTACATCTGAACCATAACCCAACATATCAGAGTAGTAAAAAGGACTTTTTAAATCTTTATTCTGATTTATATTTTTTAAAGCTTTATCTAAAATTTTACTAGGCGTAGTTTCATCCGATATTTCAGATATTGATTTTAATAAAGCCATCTTGAATTGTGAATATTGCAAATCACAAAAATCTATCGCATCTAATATACTATTTTCTTTTTTACCAATAAAAAATTCAGAAAAAACAATAGGATTTTTAGATGCAATTATTCTATTTGCATACAAATTAATATCACTTATATCTCTTAATTTATAAGTACTATTGTTATTAACATTTTCAATAGCAGATTTTAAGTGATCGCTGATTTCACTTAATGTTAATTCATTAATAGCAGTATTATTAGGATTATTAGATAAACTTAGGGGTGTTTCGTAATATCCATTATTTTTAGGAGTATCTGACGTAAATATTTTTAGTAAAAGACTTGTATTTGTTGATACGGTATTTGTAAAATTAATATATTTTGATTTATTAACATTTACTATTTCATACTCTGTTTTATCTACTTTTTTATTATTTAAGTATGCATTTACTAATATAGTTTCATTACTAATAAAATTAACCGAATCAATAAGAACTGAAGATGTACTAGAAGCTACACCCGTATTTTGTATTATGGGAGATTTGTATTCATATGCAGAATCCCATGAATTTTTAAATTCTGTATTATTAGTATTTGTAACTTTTAGATACCCATTTTCAGTACTTAATTGCCTTACTACTTCATTATTATAAAAAATATTAAAAGTATCTGTCATTAAATAACTTTTGAATACGTAGCTGCCGATACCTACACTATTTTCAAGTTTTATGTTAAGCCCTAAAATTTTATCAAAAATATTCCCTTCTGAATATCCAAATAATTTTGTTCCTTTAAAGTCAGAATCATCACGAACATAAGATTCGCCGTTATTATCAAATACATCAAATAATGGAGCTTGATTCAACTGTGTATGTTGCTGCCCATATATCCATTTTGTACCATTAAACCACCAACTTGATCCTGTATATTCAGCACCACTGTTTATACAAACTGTTGGACTAATTTTGTCACTCAAATCATCTTTTAAAATTAAATTTAAAACTTTTTTATTATCCACAAAATCATAGTGAATTTCAAATATTTTACCTTGAACTAAAGGATCTGCATCTTCATTAAAAATTACAGTATTACCTTCTTGAAGAAGTTCCTGATCAACATAATAACCAGCAGAACCTTCCACATTACTAAAGACATCAGTTGTGGTAACATCTATATAATCAACATTATCTATTCCGTTTATACCGAAATTAAATAGTTTAATATTTGGTTTAAATTCAATAATAGGACGAACCGCTCTTTTGTCAATAGGAAATACAGGCAATTGTCTATTGTAGAAAGCAGATTGTTCAATTATATCTTTATGAAACCATCTGTTATATCTAGACCATTGATTTAAATCTCTACTAGAACGATTTATTGTTATGTATTCAGGATCTAACGGAAGATTTTTAAAAGAATCAAATGGATAAGTATCAAACGGTGTTGAATCAAAATTATCATTATATATATCAGCTATAAAATCACCTGAAATTAACTTTTCATAATCAACTAAAGCTATTTCGTTACCAACACCTTCAACAAAGAAATCTTTATTTCTATATTTTTCAGGATAAACTCTGCCACCAAATCGGACTTTCATCCCATTTGATAACTCAATATTATTCCCAGATTTATAATATTTTTTTCCTACTATTTCTTTTTCTACATCCAAAAATGAATTTTCATCAAATGACTTGACTATGATTTTTCCTACAGTAGAAGGAGAATCTTTACCTACATAATATAAAAGATCTGGAGTATTATCATCTATTATTATAGATAATATTCCTGTACTAGTGCCATTGTTGGTAACACCTTCATTGTACAAATTACTAGATCCGCTTATAGTAGGTTGAGTTTTTAAATAAAATTGATATTGGCTGTTTATATCAAAATTATATGTATTACCTCTATACAAAGTTATTATGGGATCTTCCTCTAAACCAGTGGGAGTAAATACAAATGAAGTCAATGCCTCATTATCTACTACTGTATATGTACTGGTTGTATCCGCAATAAGACCTACTATTTTTATAGGCTGTGGTCCTGTTGGCAACCAGTAATAATCTTGATAATTTACAAATTTATCAAAATCTATAAATGGATTAAATGAATAATGGTCAGTATTGAAAAGAGAATTTAAATTTTTAATGTCACCATTATTAAATTTAATTTCATTTATAAGATCATCATAACTTACTGTATCAAGAACATTATTTAAATTATCTTTTAATATTAATGCTGGTTCAAATTGATAATTTGATTTTAATACATCTTTCTCATTAATATAAAAATCTTGATTTGAATTAAAATTAGGAGTTAGTTTAGATCCTATAAATCCATCTAAACGTTCAATTTCCGGTTTTTGAATTAATTGATCAATAGTACCTGATAAAAATTTTGAATTTTTATCAGTTCTTAAAAATTCAGGCAACAAATTTACAGATTTTATTTTTTTATTAGACATTATTAATTCCGCTATCCGTAATTATAGAAGTAGTTTTTAACTGTGATGCTGTTATTGCATCAATTATTTCAATATCAAATACTGTTGCACCATTTACAAATATTTCATTACTTAAACATGTAATCTCATATAAACTTCCAAAATTAAAATTACCTTTTGGAACTATTATGAAATTCAAAATATCTGGAGTAAGCAAATTCATAACATAGGTTGATAATTCACTGAAATAAAAAGTTTGCCCGAAATCCCAATTTTCTAAACTAAAAAATTCTTGCATTGCACTTAATATTCTAGTTTTTATTTCATTATCACTTATAAATCTAGATGAATTTCTCACAGCTTTAAAAGTCGCTCTTAAATTAGATTCTGCTTTATCACCAAATAGTACCTTATATTTAACTGGATGAAAAATTATCTCATCACTAATTGTTTTTATTGGTTCTAAAAATGAAGAATAATTTTGTTCTAAACTTTGAACAGTAGGAGCCAATGGTTCATTACCCTGACCGGATAGTAGCCAACTTCTATATTCCCTATCATAATCAGAAGTTAACAAGTATATATCTATTATATTACTCTTACTAGGATCTATTCTTCTTTCATCGCTGCTGTTATGAACATAATGAAATTTTAAGTCAGTCCTTCCTGGATATGCAAAATAATCAGATTGCAATATCCATGGATCTGATAAATTTGAAACATTCTCATCATATTTTTTGACAACATTGTATGATGGATTATAAAAATAATATAATGTACTTGTACTTGGTATACCAATAATATCACTTGGAGTAGGATATGCCTGAATATCTTCATCAATTAATTGATATCTTAATCCATCAGATAATTTTTTGAAATATACAAATTTATCATTAAACCCAGTAGTAGTGCTGGTTGTTAATGGTTCTACCACATTATTAAATGAATCTGGATCTAGAATTTGCCCATAGTTATTAAAATCATAAAAACTTATTTTTATTTTTTTATTATTAACATACCCATCAGGTTCTACAATTGACCCATCAATTTGCCATGAATAGTCTTTTCCTAAACTACCAAAAGTGGCTGTATTTGCCGCAAGTATCGGAGTAACTGAATTATTAAATGATAATATATCAATTTTATCTTTAATCAATTTATTGCTTATAAAATCATAATTTGTATTACTATCATCTATGAAAAACGTTGTTTCTTTTTCACTTTCGAAAATAAATTCTATAAATCTATGTCGAACTGTATAATTTATACCATTCCAAATAAATGCTATAACCCAACTGGAATCTTTATTGGTATTGTCAATATTTCCTTGATATACTAAACTAAATGGATTGGCTATATCTAAATTAGTATCTAAAATAATATTCCAAGTTCTTGAAATTCTATTAAAAGTAATTCCAAAATTTCTTTGATTTAAGCACAGATTTATCAATTCTGTTTCAAAAGCAAATGATAAACTATCCACAAATTTAGGTATAACTAAAGTTGGTATAGCACCAGTTGGTATTACTTCGCTAAATTTTACTGGACCCGTTCCATTATCCAACGTTCCTTGACCACCATTAGATCCATCACCTATAACTTGAACAACTTTAGCCCATATATAATTTTTAGTTTTATTTGTTTGTGTAGAAACTATAGATCCAGATGCAGAAAAAAACTGATCTTGTCCCGTATTTGTTTTTGGTGCTATAAATTTAACCAACGCACCATCAGTAATATATCTTAAATTGTTTATGCCAAATGAACCTATATTAATTGGTGAAGGAACTTGAGTTGTATCTTCAAAATAACCATTAGATTCACTAGCTGTTTTTGTCACTTGATTCCAAGTAATATTAAGTGATGTTAAATCAATCCTATCATAATTTTCCAAATAGAAAGATCTAAGTTCTTTTGAAGAAATTATAGGAGCTAATTTACTTTTAATTACTTCATAAATTTCATTTCTATTAATAAATTCAAAAGTAAAATTAGATTCTTTTTGATCTTTATATATTATACCGTCAGATGCAAATATATTTGTATTACCAAATCTACCAGTTGAATCATTCAAATCATAAAATTTACTAATTCCACTTGAAATTCTATTTACACTTTTAACTTTTAATATATCATTAGCAACCGTCAATGGAGCAATATTATAATCTTCCGCAGTAACCATTCTATTTTGAGTATAATATGACTGCGGGGCTTTATTTTGTATACTTTGATTACTCTCTGCACCAGAACTGTTATTAATATTATATTGTAATGATAATATCATCGTTAATGTATGACTTTGCCCAGATTTATTAAAATATGGAATTTCTATTTGTATACCTGACATTTGTTCAGGTTTTATAGTATATGTCAAACCATTACTTTGTCTGTAAAATACTCTAAATGATCCTTTTGGTAAATCACCAAAACTTCCATCAGCAAAGTTTAAATCAACTTGATCTAAATCACGGGATGTAACACTATAAATCTTTCGTTCGTTTTTGTTTAAACTATTGTATATTATATTATTGCCTGCTATAGCGGGCACTTTTTTCCACAATGTATCATAATTTCCATTTGAGTCTAATTGCCATAACCATACATCAGTATCATTAATGTTTGTTATGTTTACTCCAACTATTTCATTAGGGACTGGAGTATCTAAAGTAAAATTGGTTAATCCCAATGAACCCTGTTTAAATAATACGAAAAATCCAGTATTTGAACTACTTGATCCTTGATTATCATTTCTAAATAACAAGCTGAATGTAGTATTTGGTTTTGGTGTTTCTTCATACACTGAAGTAGAATTACTAAATGAACATGGGACAATTTCAAATTCCATGTTAATACCATTTACATTTTTTGTAAATGAAAATATAGGAACATCAGTATTTGAACTATTAATTCTATATTGTTCTGTTAAAATACCACCAACAATACTTCTATCATATGGTTTACCAAAAGAGAAAGTACCACTCATGGCAGAATTAAGGATCGTTATAAATTGTTGATACCAATTTAAATTAGAAGGATCGTTCCAATTTATATAAGAATTTGCTAAATTTATTCCAGAAGCATCAATAACTGAATCAGTTGTAGATACTGATGTTAACTTTAAAAATCCACTCGCGGGCACATTTCTTTTAGGTATATAACTTATCAATTGTGCTAGTCTTAAAATGCTATCTCTACGTTGTGCAGTTTCTAAAAAATTTTCTCTAGCGTTTAAATCAATTCTAAAACTTAAATTCTGTCCCAAATACGCAATTAAATCAATAAGTGCAATATATTCACTTGAATCTATAAAGTCATTAAAATCTTCAGGATAATTTTGCTGAAGATATTGCACCATTGTTCTTCTAAGAGTTTCGAAATCATAACTCTTAAAATCGGCATTTCTGAAAGATTGATAAATCTTTTTCCAATCTTCAGTTACTAATAATTTATTTTGGGTAGATGGAATCATATATTTTAATATTTATTATAGAATAAACTATGGATATTATTGTGTTATTAAACCTAATTGTTGGTCAAATGCAAGTTTTAAATTAGCTGTTTGATTAGTACCATTCATCTGTAATGTTATTTCCAGCAAATAACCATTAGGATATTCAGTCAAATCAATCTGTATCGGAGTAGCTCTAGGATCGTAGTTACAAATAGTATTAATATCTTTTTTTAAAAGTTCAGTTGTTTCCGGCGTAAGCGGATCCATTAATAAATTCCATATTATGGAACCAAAAGATGGATTCATCAATCTTTCACCTTTTTTTGTTCTAAAATGATTTATAATATTTTGTTTAACCAAATCTAAATCAAATAATTTAGTACCCTCAGTATTGGCGTTAACTGAGCTAAATCCTTTGTAGAATTGAGTTATTTTGAAATTTTTTTGATACACGCTTTGTGGATCATTTATTTGTATAGATTTGTATGGCATATAATACTATTTATTATCCTACATTTGTACCGGTTGAACTATACTTTACTGGATCATTGTTTTCATGATGATCCCATGGTTCATGAGTTGGCACTCTTAACATTATAGTTTCTATATCAGGTGCTTTGAAAAATTTACCATCCGCCCATCCATATGACTGTTTTCTATTTGGCAACGCAAATGTTGACAACAATACTGGCACGGTTGATGTTGTAGCATAAGTTGCAGCAGTTGCTGCATTTCCGGTGCTATTCATATCTATCCGTGTAGCAGTTTCTTTATAATTACCATCAGCTTTTACATGAAAATCTGTATTTGATAATTGATACATATTATTTTTTGTTGATATGTGCATATCATCCGTTGATGTAACATATGATTTTTGACCAATATTTACATGAGAATCTTTCAAAACTGTTAATTTAGATTGTTCAAGAATTGTTTCATCTTTGTTTTTACCAACTTTAATATATTGATTTTCACCAACAATTAATTTAAAATCTTTAAGAATATTAACTTCTGCTTTACCATATGCTTTTAAATTTAAATTTCTTCCAGCTTCAATGTTAATATCACGATCTGCCCTAAAATTAAAATCAACTTCAGTATGTATACTGACACTATCTTGAGCAAAAATATCTATTTTACCATTGCTAGTTAATTCAACCCAGGCAGTACCTTTGCTATTTGCTATATAAATTAAATCATGACTGTTATGTAATAATATTTGATGCCCTGTTCTAGTTCTAATTCTAATTAGTTCATTATTTCCATTTTTATCGCCATCATCCATTACGAATGTTGAACCACCTAATCTACTTACGGGTATAGTAGTTAATCCAGTATTACTATCCGAATAACCAACTTTCCCACGTTTTGCATTAGTACTTCTATCTAATGGGCCAGGTGTACTTATACCAAATACACCACTTGGAACTTCTCTTCTTGCTGAACTAGAAGTAACACCACGGACATTATCTTGTATTAAACCTTGAGCCAATAATCTTTCAGCAAATGGGTGAATTGGTTTTTTTATTGTAGAAATATTTGGATTATCTACGAATGTTTTCTTATTATACTCAGCTACTGGCAAATACTCTGTACCAAATCTTCTAATTTGTTCTGGTGTAGCACTAACGTATTTGCTTGCTGCAATACCTGGTACCATATGGTTTTGGGAAAAGTCATATACACAACCAAACCAATATCCCTGATTTGAATCGCCGTCAATAAAAATTACCATCACTTTAGCACCAATATCCGGGGGGACCATCCAAAAACCATAACTTTTTTGTGAATCATTATAATCACTGTTATTGTTTCCTTCAAATCTTACAGATGTTGAACCAGCAAATGGACTTAAATATTTTACAGAAATCACATCACCCTTACTATACACAGAGTTTGGCACAGGCGTAATTAATGCGACGTCCAAGACTCCCATAAAGTTAAGATCTAAATGATTAGTAACTTCTGCTAAAAATGGTCCAGCTGAACCTAGTTTACCTCTAAATCGTTTTTGTTCTGACATATATTTCCTAAGTTACGCTATAGGCTTAATTATTTTATTTAATGGTGAATCACTTGTTTTATTGCCAAAAAGATTAAGTGCAACTTTTTCACCGGCAGAAGCAAAATTCAACCCAGCAGATTCTAAAGATTGTGTAAATTGTCCGGTCGAAGCTTTTATTTGTTCAGTTGCAGCTTCAAATTTACCCTTCAGTGCAGCCACATCTGCTTCAATTTGTGGTCTAGATGCTTCAACCGATTGAGCAAATTTTTTTGCAGTATCCTGTAAATTGTTGATAAGCTGTGGGGAAATAAAATTAGGAATTTTATCTGTACTATTTACACCAAATGCTTTTGCAAGATTCTGGTTTACCAAATCCATATTTAATGTAACTGGCTCTGGAGCTTTTACATCAGGTGGAACTACAGGTATATTTAAAATTCTTTCTGCTGGCACAGTCGCCAATGATAGCCCTGAACGAATTGCCTGTGGCAGGTTCACGCTAACTTTGGTCGCAACTTCTTCTAGATTATTTAATTTTACCTCATTTAACCTGTTCAATTTATCTACATCAATACCTAAAGATTTGGCAACATCTTCTGACGTAGTTTCTCTAAGCTTATCTTCAATTTTTCTAGCAGAAGATTCTAATGATTTTGCAAAAGATTGCAATTGATCGATTGTACCAGATTCTTTTAAATTTTTTGCTAATTGTATAACTGTTTGTTTGGAACTTTCTAATGAATTTGCAAGTGAAGCACCCACATTTTGACCAGAAGTTTGAAGAGTAGATTCAACAGAGTTTGAAAATTGCAATGCTGCACTTTCTGCATTCTTTACCACAGATTGTAAAGTCTTATCAGCAGAAAGAATTTGTGCTCCTGATTTTAGCGAATCTACCAACTTGTCAGTTATTGCTCTAGCACCGTCTGCAATATTATTTGATGCTTGTGAAAATACCGAAGAAAATTGTGATAACTGACTTATTCCTTGATTTGCAGAAGAAACAAATTTTCCAATAATACTATTTACCGGGTTATTAACCGTGGGTATTGATATTTTTAATGGGTCAGCTCTAATACCAGTAGATTCAATTACTGGACTTGAACTTACTTGAGTATTTTCTAAAGCATCAGGGTATGTAATTATCACATTTGCTGGATCGGATTGAACTTTGGTATCAAGAATTTGAGAATGAATTCTGTATACTTTTAAAATTTGTTTAAAAACACCATCAGCAAAAATATTTTTTATTTCTCTAATACCATATATTCCGCTAAATGGAACTTTTAAAGTGCTAAATTTATTTAAATCTACTGGATTTCGGAAATTTACCTGTATATAAATGTCTCCCCAATACGGATCTATATCATTATATTCTGTTAAATTAGGTCTGTCTGGATTATTTTTTACTATTTCATTAGTTCCAATGTTTCCAGATAAAAATATTGGATCTCCGAGTATTTCTAGTTCCCCATTTATTGCATTTACAACAGAGTTAATAACTGAATCATGTAAATTTCTTGCCAATACTGCGTAGGGGGAATCATCTAAAACATTGCCCGTACCCTGTACTGGTTTTATATAGGTAGGGACTCCTATACTAGGAATTACCCCTGTAGGATCTTTTGCCAAAGTTTTAGTATCACTGCTTGATACTTTTACTTTTGCTTCATTATTCGGACCAATAGAGTTTGAATATCCAACATTACTATTATTGCCCATAGCATAAGGTATTGATCCATAAAACAATGATTTGAATTCTATTTTAAAATTTAATACATCTATATTTTTTCCAGTGTATGTATAATTATACTCTTTTATAATCAAAGGTTTTAATTTTAAAGAAGCATTTATCATATTTTTATAATTTGGGATTTTAGTAATATGTATTTTATACTTAGAAACTATAAAAATATATTTTTTATAATAATCCTTAGCTTGATCATTAAATTGTTCTTGATTTTCTATAATAGTTTTAACTATAAAATATGGAACTAGTCCATATTCATCCATACTAGCAGCAACATCGAATAAAATTTCTTTTTTTAAATATTCACTGTCAACAATAATAGATTCTATACATTGTAAAAGTGATCTACCTTGATTAAAACCAACTCTTACTTTTGCCCCTCTCGGTATTTGTGCAGGAGTGGTATCAACAGCCTCAGGATTATATATTAATTCAGTAATATCAGGCATCACTGTAACTGAATTAACCTGTTTAAAATCATAAACTTTACTATTTTCTAATTCTTCGAAATTGTTAAATCTTATTTCAAAAATATCGTGAAATTTAGTTACATTATTTTGACTTTCTTTATCAGATAATTTTATTTGATTATTCAAATTGTCAAATAAACTTTTTAAAATTTCACCTACTTTAGACCCTTCCGCAGATATCGGTTTTTGTAATGCACTTACCGTTCCTAATGCAGAATCTTGGTGTGCTATAGCCTCACAAGAATACTTGGTCCCCCTGTCTGTAATTTCTATGTCAACGTTCCTAAAACGAAATAATAGATATTTCGTCGCTTCGTTAATTTTTTCGCCTTTATCATTTTCATCATATCCTAAAAATTCAATTTTTAAAAGATATATTGCGTTGTTATAGCCAAGATACCCAGCTGCAATGGCAGATACATGTAATGCTTCAATAAATCCGGATATACTATATGGTTCTAAAACAGTAAAACTCATTCCTGTTGCTAATGATGAACCAAGAACATTGTTACCCTGTATAACACCATTTATTTCTAAATTTTCTATAAAAAAATCAAATCTACCAGAACTATCCTTATTAAAACCTTCAATTATTTGTTTATTATTTTCCAACTGTTCATCAGTTATTCTATTTTGATCATTAATTTTTCTATTATCAATGTCTTCTTGAGATAGATATGCATCAGCTATAGATTCGTTAGCATCATAAGGTCTTTCTTGATAATTTTTTATAGTTCGTGCCAATTGAACTGGGCTTAAATTTGATGGAGCTATTATTGTTTTTGAACCTTTACCACCAGATTTTAAAACTAATGTATTATCAAAATTTTTTGTTCTAAACTTACCATTTTTTATTGATTCTGAATCAACTGCTGAAATAGTAAATGAATAAGTAAATGTTCTATATCTATTAAATAAATTCGGTATTGGATCGTATTCTTTAGCCATGATTAGATTTCCAATACTCTATTAATTGTAGATAATTTTGGTAAGTAAATTTTAGTTCCAGAAGAAAAATCAAATACAGGATCTTTTAATATTGATTTATTTCTTACTGCAAATACCCACCATAAATTTTGATTTCCATATATTTCAAAAGCCAATAAATCTGGTCTATACTCATATTTTTTAGATATTTCAAATAGTATATCATCACCTTGACTTGGTAAATCTCTAAAATTAATAACATCCAAATAATTATTAACTACATCAGTAGCAAAATATGGACTATCTTTTCTATAATTTGACATTTATAAATATCCTTTTTTCTTTTGATTTTCAAAATTGTTAATGAATGAATCAACCGATGCCATTTGCATTTCTTGTCTACTATACATTGGTATTAATGTCAATGTTAATTGACTAACAGTCGGTAATGCAGATTTGTCCTCAGGACTATAGACGGGTTCATATATAAAATAATCAACATTTTCTGGATATTCAACAGTGACAGTTGCTACACTTACTGGTACGTTGGTAAGAATATAAGTTCCATATGCATCCAACCTACATACTGGTGGCGGCAATCCAGCTAATGGATCATCACCAAATCGCATTTTTGTCATCAAATATAACAGTTGTGTAGAAGCTATATACATTTCAGCATCTGCATTATTTTGAACAGTAAACCTAGCTTGAAGAGTAATAGTTCCAATTTCACTATTTTTATAAAAATTCAAAGCGTAATTACTATGTATAGGATTCTGTTTACTATATGCAACTGAATAATTAAATAAAATATTTGGGGTATAAGGAAATATTATTCCACCATTTTCTCTTATTTTATCATATTTTGCATTTTTTGGGGATGCGGATCTTACACCAAAATTTAATTCTGGTGTATCTTCAACACTGGCTGATGTAGCCGATACCAAATAATTAGACGGAATACGTAGTTTAACTCTTAAATCTTTAACTTTATCTGTATTATTCAATGGTTTATAATTTATAGTGGCAGGTGTTGAAGTTTTAGGTTCTGCGCCAAAATTTACTTCATTACCAACATTACCTACCAAACTTTCTTGAGCATTATCTAAATTAGTTGAGGGGTCTCCAACTACTTGTGCATTTCTATATTTGTCTACCGCAGCATCCTCATCTCTATTAATATTATTGGCTATATCATCTTGTCGCTGAAGATCATTAATATCTCTATCAAAGCCAGTAATCTGTTCACGTAATGAATCTACTTCTGTCTGTGTCGCCTGCAAATTTTGTTCTTGGACTGCAATTTCAGTTTCGTCCCCGAAACTTTGTGCCCTAGCAACACTTATCTTCGCCTGCTCCAAAGTTTGTATTCTAGTATCAAACTCATCTTTAGAAAGCTTACGTAAATTTTCAAAATCTTTTATTTGCTGCGCAAGATCACTCATATATTTTTCCCCATATATCTTATTTATTGGGTAAATAAAGTATGTAGTTTATTAATAATTTTGACAAAAACCTCGTTTTTTGTTATTATTATAATGGAGAATTAAAATAACTATGCTATTACCAACAATACAAAAAAAGATAAAATATTTAAATAATAAAGACTTACTAGAAGAAATTCATAAAAGTAAAAACAGTTTTTCAAGTTTCACGAAACCAGAATATAAAGATTACGACATAATTTTGGAAAGCTTGGACAAAATTAATGTAAGAACTATAGCAGCAGCCAAGAAAAATAAAGCTAAAAAAATCGGAATAAAATTATTTTTAGAACAAAAACTGTTAGGAAATAAAAAAGTTAAACTATCAGAACTTACACCTAACTATAAAACCATAGCAAAGCAAGATATTATAATCAGGATAATGACATACGATCACATCCCTCTTGCAATGACCCGTAAAAAAACTAAAAAAACTGTTGCAGATAATCATGAAAAAGTAAATTTCCCACCGTTTCAACATTGGAAATTTGATGAAAATAATGAATTAATTTGTGTAGGTAAAAGCCATTGGAAGGGTGATGTTGATACTGGAAAATTTTCAAAAGATCATGGTAGAATCACTGAAAATTTAGGAAAAATGTTCATAAAACTTAGTGAAAGATACGCCCAACGTGCTAACTGGCGGGCTTATACCTACGTAGATGAAATGAAGGGTCAAGCAATTTTACAATTAAGTCAAGTCGGATTGCAATTTGATGAAAGTAAATCAGAAAATCCATTTGCATATTATACATCCGCAGTAACAAATTCATTCACTAGGATATTCAATTTAGAAAAGAAGAATCAAGATATTAGAGATGATATGTTGGAAGAAGCCGGGTTAACACCCAGTTCAACTAGACAAAATAAACATGAATATGCCGAAGAAATTGAACGAAATGCAAAAATGTATAAAAATATAAAAATTGCAAAATCAGAAGAAGATGATATAACAGATACAGAAGAAGAAAACATATAAAAAAAACTATATATTGATATGCGGACCAAGTTGTGGTATAATATAAAAAAACATTACAACTATGACAAACCTATTCAAAAAAGTAGCATGTTTTACAGACATACATTTTGGACTAAAATCTAATTCTATCGTTCACTTACAAGACTGTGAGGAATTCGTAGATTGGTTTATAGATAATGCAAAAAAAGAACAGTGCGAAACTGGAATATTTTTAGGTGACTGGAGTCACAATAGAAATAATATTAACTTAGTTACCCTAGAAAGCAGTATACGATGCCTAGAAAAATTAGGTAAAGCATTTGATCAGTTTTTTTGGTTTCCAGGAAACCATGACCTATATTTCAAAGATAAAAGACAAGTTCATAGTTCTATATTTGGAAAATATATACCAGGCATCACTGTAATAGATAACGTTTGCACAATTGACGATGTTACTTTAGTACCTTGGTTAGTAGGAGATGAATGGAAAATGATGCGTGATCTAAAAAGTAGATATACTTTTGGTCACTTTGAATTACCTTTATTCTATATGAATGCCATGGTACAAATGCCAAATCACAATGAACTTCAAGCTGAACATATGTATAATCAAGAATATGTGTTCAGTGGACACTTTCACAAAAGACAAAATAAAAATAATATTTGGTATATAGGGAATGCGTTTCCTCACAATTTTTCTGATTCTTGGGATGATGAAAGAGGAATGATGATCCTAGAATGGGGTGGAAAACCTAAATTTCTAAACTGGGATAATTGTCCAAAATTTAGAAACGTATCATTAAGTACATTAATTCAAGATAAGGATACTCTTATTAAACCAAAAATGCATCTAAAAGTTAATCTAGATATAGATATAAATTTTGAAGAAGCTAACTTTATTAAAGAGACTTTTATTACTGATTATAATATTAGAGAAATAAGCTTGATTCAAGAAAATAGATCTATAGAAAAAGATGATGCAGGACAAAATCAAAATTATTTTGAAGGAGTCGATAACATAATTACTAATTCAATTTTGTCAGTTGAATCAGAAAATTTTGATAAAAAACTTTTACTAGAAATTTACAATAATCTGTAACATATATCCATAGAATAATCATAATGTTTAAAATAAACAATATTACAGCGAAAAATTTTTTATCAATTGGTAATCAAACCCAAGCACTAACTTTTAATAAAGAAAATCTTACACTTATTCTAGGAAATAACCTAGATTTAGGCGGTGGAGATGCTGGTGCTAGAAACGGAGTTGGTAAAACAGCCATTTTAAATGCATTAAGTTATGCTTTATATGGTCAGGCATTGACTAATATTAAAAAAGAAAACTTAATTAATAAAATAAATGGCAAAAACATGCTGGTTACAGTTGAATTTGAAAAAAATTCAACCAAGTATAAAATAGAACGTGGTCGTAAACCAAATGTTTTAAAGCTTTTTATCAATGATAAAGAGTTAGTTTCCCAAGATGAAGACGAAAGTCAAGGAGATAGCAGAGAAACCCAAAAACATATTGAAGAAATAATATCAATGAGTCATACAATGTTTAAAAACTTGTTGGCTCTTAATACATATACCGAACCATTTCTTGCAATGAAAGCTGCTGATCAACGTGATATTATTGAACAGCTGTTAGGTATAACTATCCTCAGTGAAAAAGCTGAAACATTAAAAGGATTGATCAAAGAAATCAAAGATGAAATTCAAAAAGAAAACTTTAAAATTGAAGGTATAAAAAGTGCAAACGACAATGTTTCAAAAACTATTAATAGTTTAGAACTAAAAAGTAAAGCATGGGAAAATAAAAAGTCATCCGACATTGAATTGATTGCAAAATCTATATTTGAACTCCAATCCGTTGATATTGAAAATGAACTAAAACTTCATAAAGAACTAAAAATTTGGGCTGAGAAAGATTCAAATATACGACAGTTGAATAAAGAAAAGGCAACACTTGAAGCCGCTTTATCACAAGCAGAAAAGACGTATCAAAAGTATGATAAAGAATTTATTAAATTAAAAGATCACAAATGTCCAACATGTGAGCAAGATTTGCAGGATGAAAAGCATGAATCAATGACTAAAACTGCAAAAAAGAACCTAAAAGATTCACTGGACTATCTTAATAAAATAAAAGAATCTATAAAAATTATTCAAACAGATTTAGATAATTTAGGAACATTAGTAAAAAAACCCAATACATTTTATGATTCTGAATTTGAAGCATACAGTCATAAAAATAATCTTTCAAGCTTAGAAAAAAGTCTAATTGAAAAATCCGAAGAAATAAATCCATACCAAGATCAAATTGATGACTTAAAAAATAATGCGATTCAAATTATTACATGGGATAATATAAATGAATTAAATAAAGTCAAAGAACATCAAGAGTTTTTACTAAAATTACTTACAAACAAAGACAGTTTTATTAGAAAGAAAATTATTGATCAAAATTTAAGTTATCTAAATAAACGACTTGCTTTTTATACTTCTAAATTAGGATTACCACATATAGTAATATTCAAAAATGATTTAAGTGTAGAAATTACGCAGTATGGACAAGATTTGGATTTCGATAACTTGAGTAGAGGTGAAAGAAATAGATTGATTTTAAGTTTAAGTTTTTCTTTTAGAGATGTATGGGAAAATTTGTATGATTCCATTAATGTATTATTCATAGACGAACTAATAGATTCTGGAATGGATACTTCAGGAATGGAATCTGCATTGTCCCTATTAAAATCTATGGCAAGAGAAAGAAATAAAAATATTTTCCTGATCAGCCACAAAGATGAGTTGATAGGTAGAGTCAATCATGTTCTCAGAGTCATTAAAGAAAACAATTTTACTTCCTACGAAAATAGTGTAGAATATATACCCTGACATGAAGAATTCTGACTTTGAATATTATTTAAAACTGTATGAAGAAATGGTGCAATCATTTGTAGAACTACATAATAATAATATAAAAGTAAGTCAGGATTTGAATAAGAACGCTGCTTTTAAAGTAAGACGTACCTTGCGAAAAATTTCTAGATTGTCAATTCACATGAGAAGAATGATTCTAGATGCTTCTAGAGAACATGCTAGGCAACTGGCAGAGCAGGGTATAGTAAGAGAAGATAAAAGAAAAAAATTATCTATAAACCAAAAAACTAGAATTAGAGCAAATTTTAGAAAAGCAAGTATGGAACGGGCAGCGTATAAGATAAAATGACATGGCACTTTAAGGATCAAGTTGTAGAAGAATTACCCGACACATGTGTTGGGTTTGTCTATTTGATAACCAACTTGACTTCTGGCAGAAAATACATTGGCAAAAAACTGGCTCAATTTACAAAAACATCATACAAAGTAGTAAAACTCAAAAACGGCACCAAAAAAAGAAAAAAAATAAAGTCTAAAATACAATCAGACTGGCAAGACTATTATGGCTCATCATTAGAATTATTAAAAGATATAGAACTACTAGGCAAAGAAAACTTTAAAAGAGAAATTCTACAATACTGTAACTCAAAATCAGAATGCAGTTACATCGAGGCAAAATTACAATTTCATTATGGCGTTTTAGAATCTAAAGAATATTACAATAACAATATTCAAGTAAGAGTTCATGGCTCACATATATTAAAATCCTAAAATAATCACATTAAGGCAAAAAATTCGGTAATGGCTAGCGTCGGCTAATTTCGGACGTACATGACAACAGGATTTAGGATCACTGGGACGTAAAATCTCTGCCGAAAGAGTACTCATTCACTATCCTTAACAGGACGAAGAGCACTAATGCCGTGCTTTGGATGTTTGAACAGGTTAAAAGGCTAAAAATGAGGGCTAAAAGGCCCACGCTAACATTAACGCTCATAATAGTTTTTGTTAGCCGCCGTCGTATGAAGACGCAGCTCGTGGTACCGGACGACCGCCACTGTAATCGCTGTAATATTATGGTCCGTGAAACTCAGATGAAGTTACATGGAAGAGAACTTCGGTCTAGCTAGGCCGAAGTTCGTCCATAAAATCTAGATGAAGCACTATTTGATAATTATCTATATTTCACTATTAAAGAAAAAAGAAAAATTGCTTGAGCGATAGCGAAAAGCAAGCGAACGAAGTTCGCTTCTATATAGAGTCTACTGAGTCCATAATTAAATACCTGACTAATTAAATTCCATCCCTTGATATTTCTAACTAAGTACCTTATTGAGAAGAATGATGATCAATCCCTATAAGTTAATATGATTCCTTCTTGAGAACACCTATTACTTCTAGATGGCTTTAGGTCGGTGAGAATGGGTTTGATATATATATTATTATCATGAGGTGTTTCACCGACCTGGAGATCTAATGGAACACCTACCCATTAAGTTCGGCCCTCGGATATCCCTATCGGAGTGCCTTTTTTCATTTACATAAGAGATATAGAGGAATTGATTGATATAGAACACCAGGTGGTTGAAAACACCTAGTATATATATTAGTATACCCCCCTTTTTCAACCACCTGCTCAATAAAAGAAAAAAGAAAAATTGCTTGAGCGATAGCGAAAAGCAAGCGAACGAAGTTCGCTTCTATATAGAGTCCATTATCACATATCTGAGCCATTAAGTAGCCGAAAACACCGGGTGTATATATATTAGTACCCCCCCCCCTCTTTTTCGGCCACTTAACTCCACAGAGCCCCCAACTTTACCCATATGCCCTAATTATTGATTTACAACTAAATACGTATAAATAATTTCATTATTTCAAGGAATTACCAATGAAACTCTCAGATGTATTAAATGAAGAACAAATTGATGAATTAGGCACAACACCTATGGGTATTGGTGCAAGATTAGGTTATGGCGCATTATCTAAGTTGGGATCATCAAGTGCACAAGCAAGACTAGATGTAGGTAAAAGAGCTAACCGATTTGAAAAGGCATTTAATGGATGGGCAAGAAGATCCGGTTTAGATCTGGAAAATATTAAAGATGTAGATATAGATGACTTCCTTAATGCACATGGCTTACCAAATTATGATCATAAAGGGGTAACTTCCTATGATATGTCTGATAATACAGTCACCCGAGATTTATGGACTAAAGTTGCCAATCAAACCTATCGTGCAGCGGGTGCAGTACCAGCAGGTAAACCAAAATTGGGAACTCAATTAGGAGTGCCTGCTACTCCAACCACTAGAAGTTTCACAGGTCCTAAAGGGGTAAGAACATTAACATCATATGCAGGATCTCTGAGTAAGAGTGATTTATATGATTTACTGAGAAATCTAACCAATAAGTACAGAAGTATGCCTTAAATAAAAGGTATGCTAGTTTCTTGGGTCAATTTTATATTTTCTTGAATAATTTCATTTATTATTACTCTATCATCATAGGATAGGGCAAATGCTTGGTCTATGTCTACTGACCCTCTCATAAACCAAGCTATTTTAAATATTTCTTTCTTTAAGGCTTTTGAATCTTTATCAAATTTATTGATTTCAGATTCTATCTCTTCAAGAGAAAGACTCAAAAGCCGTTGCCGAAAAAATCAGAATTATTAAAGTTAATAGGAACACTATAGGATTCTGGTGCACCTCTCTGTCTCTGTTCCTCTGTAGTTTCAAAAAATAATGGTTTTAATTCATTTGCTTTCTTAAGCTCACCTAGATGAGTTTGAATTTTGTCAAATATTTCTTTATCGGCATTTGTGACAAATTCTTTAATAAATTTTCTATCTATAACTATTTGACCATTGGCATATATTTTATCTATGCTATCACTAACTAGGTCAATTGTAATTTGTGTTAATTTTTCAAAGCTTTGTTTGAACAGTTGAGTTTTATCCTCTTCACTTAGTTCTTGATTATTAACTATATTTAAAATCTTATTGGTTTCAAATTGTTTCAAACCAATATGGGTAACGTGTTTAAATGTTAGTGGTTTTACAAATATAATAAAATTTTCATTTATTATTATTTGATCTATCCAAGTACATTCACTTTGTTGATCTAGAACTACACGTAGATCCAAATAATGTTCTACTTCCTCGTCAATATTTGGTATGGTATGGGATATTTGCATTTTATCACCATACGTGGCTAATCTTATTGCTATTAAAATATAATCAATATCAGTTGTTGGTATTGCCCATGCATTTTTTATGCATGGTACACAACTTTGAATAACATCTGCTATTGCTTGGCCGTTCATTAAGGCATCAGGTGTTTTAAAAGTTAATTCATCTTTTGCTGTCATTGAATAAACTGGAATTTCTCCTGATTCTGGTATATCCAAACTGTTTGGTTCCCAATAATTTCCTCTGCTAGGCAGTTTTATGTAAATTTTTGGTTGTCTCATAAAACTAAACAACGGGTTGTTGGATAATTGATTTGCGTTCATTGATTAACTCCGATAAATAAACAATAGTAGTAGTGTAACATCTATTTATATACGGGGATAATTGGTAATTTAAACTATGAGTGCAGCAACCGAAGCTACGTTAAATGAGCTATTAGTTAATAATAGAACAATGGCCCAAGCCATTATTAGAATGGCTAACAAAATGGGGGCAGATACGTCTGGTATTGCTGATGCGTCAGATAGTTTAGGTGGTCTTGGTGAGGAAGGTAAAGATTTAACAGATAAATTTAAACAGATAGCAAAAGCGGTTGGATCTTCTGTTAAAGCAGTTTATGATTTAGGTGCACAATCTAGTAATACTGGAGTTTCTTTATCTAGTTTTTATACATCATTGGCTAGTTTATTACCAAAAGATGGAGTATTTCAGGGATTTGCATTAAAAATTGCTGAAATAAGTAAAGAGTTTGAAGGTAATCAGAAGGTATATAATGATTTAATAAATGTTGGAGCAACTTTTAATGGTTCATTGATGAATGTTGCTACCACTGCGGGCAAGGCATATATGACAATGGATCAATTTGCCAATGTCGTAAAGAATAATACTGATGTTTTTAGATTAATGGGTGGTTCTGTACAGACTGGTATGACTAGATTCGTTGACATACAGAACCAAATGTTGGGTGAAAAAAGTACATATGCTAAAACTATAAACGCATTAACTGGTGGTTCTCAAGGTGCGGCAGACGCATTAGCTGGATATATGCGTACACAAGGAGCTATGAATAAAGAATCATTAATGAATGATAAAGTTATACTGGAAGGAACCATATCATATGCTAGAAATTTAGATTCTTTAAGCAAAATAACAGGTAAAAGAAAAGAACAAATAGAAAAAGAAGCCGCAGAAGTTGCTGCTGAAGAAAGTTTTCAACAATACTTGGCTTCATTAGATGCAACAAAAGCTGCTGCGGCGCGTCAAGCGGTTGATTCTGCTAGAGCAATATTTGGTAAAGATGTTGCCGAACAAGTTAGAACCTCACTTCAGTCAGGTGTTATTGCTCCACTAACAGATGGTCAACGAACTATGGACGTTATGACCTCTGGTGCTACTACAAAATTTGTTGAACAAATTATGGAATCAGTAAACAATGGAAAAAAGGCAGAGGCAGTTCACCTAGAGACAATTGCATTAGGCAAAGAGGCAGCTGTAAATTTAAGACAGTTTAATGAAGATCAACGTGCAATACTAGCAGTTAATGCAACAACACAAAGTGGACTTCAAGCAGCTGCTACTTCAACTTTAGGTCAATATGATAGGTTGTCAAAAGGTTTATCTGCTTCACAAATTGTAGAAAAAATACAAAAACAACAAGCTGACCTAGAAAAAGGATCGGCTGTAGCATTAACTGGAGCACAGCAAAGAATTCAAGAGTTAGGTGCAAAGGTTTTAGAGTTACGTGAAAAAATACTAGATCCTATTGTAAGTTCTATGTCAAAACTTACTGGACAATTTGTTGGTACTATTACAGATGTGCTTAAAAGTGATTTTGTTACTAAGTTATCAGATGAATTGGGAGCAGCATTAAGTAATTTAAATGAAAAAATTCAATCTGGTGAGTTAGTTAATGAGTTAAAAGCTAAAATAAAAGGTTTTTATGATAAATTAACAGCCATATTCGATGCAGAAGGTATAACTGGAACGATTTCTGCTGCATTTGATTTTGGATCATTTACCGCTAATGTGGTTAGTGAAGCGGCCAATGGAGTTATTCAAGGGTTTAATTCTATATTTACACCATTATTGTTAGCAATGTTTACTAAAATTACTGATTACGCAATGGAAATTATTGAAAGATTTGTTCCGGGGGTATCTTCAGTTGATAAAGAAATAGAAAAAACTACTGCACAATTAGCTCAGGTAAATAAAAAATTAGAAGCTGCTCAAGCAGCTAAGGCAGCAGGAAAATCAACTTTTGGAATACGAATAGCGGATCAAGAAAAAATGGCTAAAGAATTAGAAGAAAAATTAAAAGGTTTGGAAGCTAAAAAAGCAGCTAGATCAATGACATTTTCCGATCTTGTTGACAAATATAAAAAAGAATATCAACCAGCTACCCCAACAACTACTGTACCGGCAGTTCAACCACCAGCAGGTTCATCTCCTGCGACTACTAGTGAACCTACTGGATCTACAGTTGATGGCCAAAAACTAGGTGTTCTAACTCCGGACGTAGTAAACAAACTTGTAACTTCTAATAAGGAACTTGCTGATGTCCTAAATACTAGGTTAACCGAACTAGTCCGCTATACTCAAATGAATAATGATAATACATCAAGAGCCGTGAGTGCCATCAATAGGCTTAGTGGGGACGGTTTTGCCGCTGTTGCTTAATAAGGAATAATAATGGCTTGGAAAAAATATTTTACACTAGCTAAACAAAATACTGCTGGGAATTTAAGTGTTTTAAGTGGAAAGAGTGATTACAGCACCAATCCATCTAGAACAAACTACTCAAGTTACCTACCAGATGTGTATTCAGGCCATCCAAATCGTTTAGAACGATATGGGCAATATGACACTATGGACTGGGATAGTGAAGTAAATGCTGCTTTGGACATACTTGCAGAGTTTTGCACTCAAGAAAATACAGAAAATGGAACTCCATTTCAAATATTTTTCAAAGATAAAGGTACAAGTACTGAAGTTAAGCTAATAAAGAAGTATTTGCAGAAATGGACTAAGCTGAATAAATTTAAAATTAGAATGTTCAAGATAGTTCGTAATGCATTCAAGTATGGAGATGTATTTTTTGTACGTGATCCGGAAACAATGACATGGATGTATGTAGATCCTGCAAAAGTTGATAAGATAATTGTTAATGAAAGTGATGGTAAAAAGCCAGAGCAGTATATTATTAGAGATTGGAATCCAAACTTTGAAACTTTGGCTGCTACTGCTATACAACCTAGTAATGTTCATGGTGGTGGAAGTCAGTTTGGTGGCAGTTATGGAACTGGTCAAGGCGGTGCTGGTGGTAGTAGAGGTATGGTAGGAGCATTTCCAACTAGTACGAACAGTTCTAGATTTGAACAAAACCAAAATCAATATGCTATAAATGCAGAACATGTTATACACATATCGATGAGTGAAGGATTGGACAATAATTATCCATTTGGTAATAGTCTAATGGAGAGTATATTTAAAGTCTTCAAACAAAAAGAGTTATTAGAAGACGCTATTATTATATATCGAGTTCAACGTGCGCCGGAAAGAAGAGTTTTTTATATAGATGTGGGTAATATGCCTAGCCATTTGGCTATGGGTTTCGTTGAAAGAGTTAAAAACGAAGTAAATCAACGTAGAATACCAAGCAATACAGGTGGAAGTCAAACAGTTATTGATTCTGGATACAATCCATTGTCCATAAATGAAGATTATTTCTTCCCACAGACGGCTGAAGGCAGAGGAAGTAAGGTTGATATATTGCGGGGTGGTACCAATCTAGGTGAGATTGACGATTTAAAATATTTTACCAATAAACTTTTTAGAGCTTTACGTATTCCAAGTTCTTATTTGCCAACTGGCGCAGATGATGGGGGGAGTAATTTCAATGATGGTAGAGTTGGCACAGCTTATATTCAAGAATTACGATTTAATAAGTATTGTGAAAGATTGCAAAGCTTACTAAACGAAAGTTTTGATACTGAATTTAAATATTATCTCCACAAATCTGGAATTAATATAGATAGTAATCTTTTTGATGTTAAATTCAATCCCCCACAAAATTTTGCATCATATCGTCAGGGAGAGATGGATACTCAGCGTGGAAATACTTTCAATTTAATTTCCCAGATTCCATATATGAGTAAAAGATTTGCATTAAAGAGATTCTTAGGTTTGACTGCTGAAGAGATTGCAGAAAATGAAATGCTTTGGAGAGAAGAAAATGTTGATTCTGCAAATAAGGGAGTAGATTCTTCTGGATTGCGGGGTGTTGGTATAACTTCTGGTGGAATTGCGGCTGATTTAGGTGGTATGGAGTCAAACGTTCCACCGCCTGATATTACTGGTCAAGAAGGTGGAATGGAAGGTGCTGGGGCTACTGGGGCTGATGGATCTCCTGTTGGTGGTGTGGGTGGTGCTGGTGCAACTCCAGCAGGTGGTACTCCACCAATTTAATTAAAAACTTATAAATATTGTTATGCTTCTTAAAGAATTTATATATTTTGATAAAAAAAATCTGAATGCTCAGGAGGATAATCGTTATCTTCCTGACAATGATAGCTCGATTTTAAGTAGAAAAGATGTTAGAAAAACACGTTTGACATTACGAATGTTAAATCAGATTAGATTGATGAATGATCAAAGAGAACAGGAAACAAATGAAGAATTAGTTTTAATTAGAAAAATGTACGCTGCCCCGCCACCTCAGGCTGGTGGAATTTAATAAAAAAACACAAAAACCCCGTTTTTTACCCTATTATGGGTATATTTTTTTATATATTTCTAAATATTAAACAAGATTTGCTGTAACCTTTAAGGAGAAATCTGCATGAATACAAAATTTGAACAGTTACTAGATTATTTAGTAAATGAAGAGATGGAAAAGGCTAATGAACTTTTCCATGAAATAGTTGTTGAAAAATCTAGAGATATTTATCAAAATTTGATAAATGAAGAAGAAGAGGACGAAGAAGAAGTCGATGAATCATCTGATGAAGATATGGGTGCTGAAGAAGAATTAGATGAATATATGGACGATGAAGAAGAATTAGAAGATTCTTATTCCGTCGATATGGATGAAGTCGATGACGACGACGACATGATGCCCGGTGATGATGACGCAATGATGGGTGGCGATGATAAAATGCCGCCAGTCGATGGCGATGAAGATGAAGATATGGGGCCACTTGATGGCGAAAAAACTGACGATCTATTAAAAGACGTAGAAGCTGAACCTTCTGCCGAAGACATGGAAGCCGAAATAGACAGAATGATGGATATGCTTTCTGATTTCAAAAACTCACTGGCTGGTAGTGATGTAGGTGATACCAATTCAAAAATGGGTGGTGATGACGATTTTGGTAGCGATGACGACAGTGATGACGATGAATTTGGTGGCGATGATGACACCGAGAAAAAAGAAGATACCATGTTCGAAGGCC